TCGGTCGGATGATCGCCATCCGCGATGTTGTAGCGGTTGCCCCACCAGCGGTCATTGACGTTGGACTTGTAGCCCTCGGGCCCGCTGAGGTCCGGCGGCGCCCGCTCGAAATCGGCGATGAAACCGGCCAGCGCCGCCTCGGGCGACGGGCCCGCCACCGGGGCGCCGCCGCCGAACGGCGCCGGCTGGGCGGTCTCGGCCGCGCGCGCCCGCCGCTCCCGCTCGGCCTCGTCGATCGGCATGGTCTCCTGGCCGTTCTCCTCGGCCGCCTGCCGCTCGGCTTCGCCTTCTTCGACCTTCGCCGCGTCGTCTGCGGCGGCGCTCTTGTCGATTTCGGCCTCGTCCTCGGTCCGCATTGTCGGCTTCTTCGCCATGCTGGTCTCCTATCGTTTGCCTTGCGCCTCGATCCTGAGCAGCTCCTCCCGCCGCGCCACGTAGTCCTTGTTCAGCGGGTGCCGTTGATCGTTGAAGATGGCGATCCACGCCTTGTCGCTTTCGAGCCGGCGCCGCTCGGCTCCCGCCGCCTGGGGCGACATGATCCCGCCGGCAGTGCCGCCGCCGGCGCCGGCCGGCCCGTTCAGTTGATCTTCGCTCAACAGCTTGCCGATGCGGTGGAACATCTTGACCTGGGCCGCCGAGCCGACGATCTCCTCGAGCTCGGCGAGGTCATCCATGCCGACGCCGAGGAACCGCGCTGCCCGCCGCGACAGCTCGCGGTTCTCCTCGTAGTGCGGGCCCCATTCCTTCTTGAGGGCGCCCTCGAGCTCGGTCTTGGACTTGGCGCCCTTGGCCTCGATCGCGTCGAGCGCCTTGTTCTGGTAGTCGACGAGCCCGTCGAGGATCTTCTGCGCGGCGCCGACCGGGATCCGCGCGCCATGGGCGATCTTCCTGAGATGATCCTCCATCGCCTGGTCGTATTGGACCCCGTCGCGAAGCTGCGGGCGCTTGAGCTTGTAGTCGTCCTCGCGCTCGACCCAGCCGAGCTCGCTCCAGCCCTTCCAATTGTCGAGGTTGGCCGGATCGGGCCGGTCCATGACGTTGCGCGACCGCGCCACGGTGTCGGCCTCGCGCCCCGAGCGGAGCGCGGTGGCCGGGTCCTTGAAATTCTTGCCCTCGATCCATTTGCGGGTGTCGTCGTCGAGCTTGAGGTCCTTGGCGGCATACCAGGGCTCGCCGGCGCCGCCATTGGGGGGAGCCGCACCGCCGCCGGCACTTGCAGGGGGGCTGCCCTGGCCGGCGGCGGTCGACCCGGCGCCCGTCCCGACGCCGTCAGGTGCGAGCTTCAGGTGGGAACGGAACGCCAGTCTGTTCATTCGGTTGCTCCTGCCGCGCGCTCGATCCAGCGATAGAGATTCTCCGGCCGCTCGCCGGCGGTGCGGATCACCTCGAGCGCCAGCTCGCGCCGGCCCTCGCGCAAACCGGCCTCAAAAAGGCCCTCCGGCGGCCGCGGGTGAACCGTCCAGACAAACCCCCGGAGGGCGAGGTCGGTGAGGAAATGTTTGAGGGTGCCGACCGTCTGATAGTCGGCGATGACCGCGTCGAGCCCGGCCTTCCGCGGCCAGATCTGCCGGAGCCACTGGACGATCGGGGAGACCGGCTGGCTCATGGCGCCGGATCAAAGGTGACGTTGTAGGCGGTCAGCGGCCGGTTGGGCTTGCCGTCGCCGCGGAGCGGGTAGCGATAGGATTGCGATCGCCAGGCGATATGGGCGTCGCCTTCGGTAGCGAAAACCATGGCTTCGCGGATGTCGGTGGTGAGCGCGACGAAACCGCGGCCACCATAAGCTTCGACATCGTAAGCCTGGAGATAGCGGCCGGTTCCTTCGACGAAATCCTCCGCCCGCTCGATAACGCGGATCACAACCGGCCCCTTCACGCCGCCCTCCGCTGCTTGGCGAGGGTGTTGGCCTGGGCAGCGTGTGACGCCTCCGCGGCGATCGTGACCGCCTGGCCGGTCTGCTCGAGCTGCTGCTGCTCCTGGTCGACCTGGGCCCGCGCCTCGCGGATCTTCGCGACGTCCTCCGGCGACCGCACCACGTCGGGCACGCCCACCATGGCGTCATGGACCACGCGCGCGGCGCCATCGGCGTTGAACACGTCGCGCACGCTGGGATCGGTGACCGCCATGGCCTCGATCGCCTGCTGATACTGGAGCACCGCCCGCGCCGTGCCGATCTTCATCGCCTTGGCGAGCGGGGAGACATATTCGATGGTGATCGCCCGGCCCTGGAGCTCCTCGGGCGGCTCCGGCATCAATCCCATGCGCTCGAGGATGTTGTTGCGCCGGGTGATGAAGGGCGAGAGGCCCCCGGTCTGGAGCCGCACCAGATTGGGACCCAGCAGCCGGAGCTTCTCTTCCTGGAATCCCAGGAACTCGGTCGCGGTCATCTGCGGCCGGTTGACGAGCTGCATGATCCCGAAGAACCAGGCGTCGCGGATGGCATTCCGCCGCTGTTCGCTCTGTTGGAAGGTGAGCTGGAGGTTCTGTTGGCGGTTGAGCACCGCCATGAGCTGCTTGCCCTGCTCGTTCATGGTGCCGTGGAGCATGGCATTGGGGACGATGTCGGCCGCGGTCAGGCCGCTGTCCTCATGGGCCAGGATCGGCGGCTCGGCGGCGAATTGCGCCGCCACCAGATGGGTGCGCTCCATCTCCTGGAGCGTCGCCACATCCGGCCGGGTCCGGTGACCGGGCCCGACCGGATAGGGCCGCCCAGGCCGCCGCCGCCACATCGGGACATGAAACAGGAACTCGTAATAGCCGCCCTCGACCCGGAGCTCGCGGCGATCGGGCGAGACATAGATCGACTGCCAGGCTTTGCCGCGATTGCCGATCGCCCCCTCGACGAAATCGGGGTTGGGCCGCACCGCATGGATGCAGACCACGGTGTCGCGGTCGCCGATCGGCTTCTTGTCGAAGTCGCCGAAACGTTCCTTGTACTGCCGGCCGCGGAGCGCATATTTCCGGTGAAAGACGTTGATCTCGCCATCGGCGTCGGTGTCGAAATAGCACTCGGGGATCGGCAGCGCCCGGTCGATGAACCGCCCGGTGCCGATGCGCTCCTCCTGATAGAACGGTCCGAAACCGAACATTCCGGTATTGCCGATCCAGCCCGGCGCCTCGGCATAGAAGGCCGACACGCCCGGCTGGAGCGAGCGATAGATCACGTTGGCCCGCTGCCAGAGATGATCCTGGACCGGGCCCCATTTGGTCAGCTCGGGATCGCCGTCGACCGCGAGCTCGAACCACCGCGCGGCGGGGTTGACGAGCTGGCCGAAAATGCCGCCTTCGAACTGCTCCTCGGCTATGAGATGCGAAGCGTCGAGAATGTCGGAATAGTCGGTGCCGGGCCCTGACTGACTCGTCGAGGCCCGCGCGTCCCACACGTTCTGCTCGGGGGCGAACAGGCGGGCGATCTCCTGCCATTCGCGCTCCTCGACGCGGCGCACGTCCTCGAGCTCCTCCTGGCGGGCGATGATGTCGGCGCCGGCGTTGGGCGAGCCGTCCGCCATCAGCTCTTCCGAACGCTCATTTCAGATACTCATAGGTGCGGGTGTCCATCATTCCCCCAACAGCGTCCTTGTGCCGATCGGCGCCATGCCCAGCTCGCCGGTCTGGAAGGCCAGGCCATAGCCGCGCAGCCGGGCCAGGCGGCGGATGCGCTCCTCGCGCGCGCGGGCTTCGTCCTCGTCGAAGTCGGCCGTGGTGTCGATGTCGGTGCCGCCGCCGCGGCGCTGGGCCCGTCGCGCCTGGCGCTCAGCCCGGCGCGTGCGCCGGCGCTGGCGGAGGGGAGTGTCGGTCACGCCGCCGAGCTCGCGGCTGAACGTCGGATTGCACATGGCTGTTGGCCTTCCGGTTGCGCCACACGCAGATGAAAAATTCCTCGCCGCGCTTCCCGTAGGGGAGGGCCGGGCCGATCGGTTCAAAGCCGAGGGTCCGCACCCAGCGGAGATTGTCGGGCGATCCTGCCCTGATTTTGGTCTCGGCAAGCCTTACCGTGGGCTCCAGCACCGCCGGGATGAACAGGCGCCGATAGAAGCGATGGGCCCGCCGGGCGATCTCCGGGAACCGCGGCGTCGCCATCTGCGTCACCGTGGCGACTCCCGGCGACACCAGCCAGGCCCCCACCAGCGCGGCCGGCGCGCCATCGTCACAGGTTAGACACATGATCGACAGCCGCATGACGTCGAAGGCGAAAACCGCCTCGATCACGCCCGCGACGGTGTCATCGAACCGTGTTGCGAGCTGCTCGGCCTTGTCGGCGGCCCGGAGCCGCATGATGACCTTGCGGATGTCGTCCGCGCTCGCCTCCCGGACCTGCATCATCCGAGATTGCCGGTCAGCACCAGGATCAGCACCACGATCAGCACCACCACGACGAAGCCGGCCGGGGCATAGCCCCAATTGGCGGCGTGTGGCCAGGCCGGCACCGCGCCGACCAGCAGCAGCACCAGGAGCACGATCAGGATGACGGCCAGAGTGCTCATGGTCACTCCGCGGGCTCGTAAGTCGCAGCGAAGATGTCAGGCTTGCAGGGGTAGAACTCGCCCTTGATGCCCTTGATGATCCAGTCCCCCGGATCGGCCCGATGCTCGCCTTCAAGGGTGGTGATGATGAGATAGCCATCACGCACGCGGGCGCTGTCGCCAATCCAGTGGACGAGATCGAAGAAATCGTCGGTTTGGTACGCCTGGCCGTCATAGCGGTGCGCCTCGATGACGACGGGCTTTTTGCGGTATTTCATGCCCGCCTCCGTAGCGGGCTGTAGCGCCCCTGCTGCCGGGCCGCCTCGCGCTTCCGCCGGCGCTCCTCCTCGACCTCCTTGCGCGATTTCTGGGCCCGCGCGTCCCCGCTCGCGAGCTCGGCATATTGCCCGGCGTCATGGATGTGGGAATCGAAGCTCTTCACCACGCCTCCGAGGTCGTTGGTGCCGTGGATCTTCCGAAAGGCATAAGTCTGGTTGAACCCGCGCCGGCATCCTTTGCAGCTCGGGTCCAAGAGTAGGCCGGGCTCGCCCTCGTCCAGCGTAAGCGCGAGCTTGGCGCGCACCGCCGCCCAGCGCATTTCGGGCACGTTGGTCGACGCCAGCCGCACCCGGCGCCGCCCGAGATGGCGCTCGAGGCGCGCCCGCACCGAGCCGTCCTCGGTGTCGTCGCCCTCGTTCATCGAGGGGTCGCAGACGTAGAAAAACGCATCGCTGTCGTGATCGGGGAAGCGCCGGACCTCGAGGGCCAGCATGGCGCGCGCCAGCTCCGCCATGCCGCCGCGGTCGAGTGCAACCTCGGCCAGCCAGCGCGACTGGCCGTTGCCGAGCTCCTGCTTGTAGAGCGCCGCGGGCGTCAGCCCGCCGTCGATCCCCACCACCACCGGGAGGCCCCGAATCGGCCGGATCGTCTCCTTGTTAAGATTTCGGTCGTCGTCGTAGGCCGGATAGACCAGGTCACCGTCGCGGTTGAAGCCGGGCTTGTTGTGGACCATGCGCCGGACCCACCATTTGCGATGGGCATTGAGCCGGACCGAGTTTTCGTAATATTCGCGGCCCATGGCCGGGTTTTCCGCGCCCTCTTCGAGCCCGCCAGGTTGATCGAAGAGGCTATAGCCATCCCGCTTGTTCTCGTAGAAGTCGCGGTAAGTCCAATTGGTGACGTCGGGAGCATTGCCGTCGCCGAAAAACCGTCCGGGGCGCCCGATGACGTGCATCGGCGGGTCGCGGCCGATGCGATCGACCAGCGACGTGAATAGATTTTCCGGCAAGGTCGGCATTTCGTTGAGATAAACGTCGGTGCATTCATTGCCGAGGATGTCGTCGGGGTCGGCGACCTCGCCGAAAGCCCGGAAGATCGCCGTCAGGACGATCGGCCCCCAATGATCGTTGAAGCGGACGATGTGTTCGGCCGCCCGCGGCGAAGACCCGGTGAAGGTCGATCCGGGAATATCCCGCGGCAACACTTTCCACCAACTGCGGAGCGTGGTTTTCCAAAGATTGTCGTATTTCTGGCGCCACACGCCCAAGGTATACCGCCGCACGCCATCCGGCCCCGGCCTGATTCGCATGGCCTCCAGAATCGCCTTTTTCACCGACGCGACCGTCTTACCGCTCCCCCCCGGCCCCACGATGAACGAAACCGGCGCCGTCGACAGAATATAGCCATCGGAGATCGGCCCGGCCGAGTTGGCAAGATTATGGGTGAGCCCTGGCAGTCGGTTGCCCTCGGCGTCGAGCTCTTGCGGCGCGGTTTTGAGGACATCGGTCAATGACCCGAAATCTTTCGGGACCTCGAGGACTGGCACTCTCTCCCTCGCCCTTCACAGGATCACCTAGACACCTAGACACCGGTGTCTAGGTAAGTGTCTAGTCGTTTTCGCCAACAAAAACATAGACTTACACCTAATTTAGACACCTAGACACCTAAACCACCCCCCTAATGCGCGCGCGCGCGCGTAAGGGACGCGTTCTAGGTGTCTAGGTGTCTAGAACGCGAATTATGTGAGTTATGGCAAGGGGTTAGCTACTAGACACTTGACTAGACACCGGTGTCTAGGTGTCTAGGGAACCTCCCTCGCCCTCGAGCGGGATCCGCCATCCCCCGCCCTTTCGGACGGCAGGCGGATCCATTTTCACAACCAGAGGTCTAAAAAATTGAGACAGCCGCAAGCCATGGGCCGCGGGAAGCGGCGGGCGGCCGTCGCCCATGGGGTGGGGTCGGCCGGAATGGGGGGGGCGGGTCGGGCGCCGCGTCGCGCCGAGCGCGGCGGCGCCAGGCGCCGCGCCGAGCTCGCGGAATGATCGGCAGACATGCGGCCGGAAGGCGAGAACGCCAATCATTCCAGCCTCTTAGCGTTGTCATCCGTCGCCGCGCCATCCGTCGCCGCACCGTTGGGCTTGCGGGAATGGCTGTTTTCTGCGGTTTCGCTCCGCAAGGCGTCGAGATACGCCCAAGGCGGCACGCCAGGTCCGGCGCCGCCCTCGGCGCCGCCGATGACGAAGCTGAGGAACGGAACCGCCTGGCCGCTTTCGTCGGTCGGCTGCAGCTTGGGCACGAAGTACGGCACCAGCTCCGCCCACACGGCTTTGAGCCGGTCGAAGGCTTCGAGCTTCGAGCAACCGAGCTCGATCGCCAGGGAATGCGGCGAATGCATCCCCCAGCGCATCAGCGTTTCGAGCGGATGCACCCCGCGGCCGAGCAGCCATTGCCGGAGATCGCGCGTGGACTTGTTCAGCGCGCCAGGCGGCCGGCCCGGTCCGCGCCGTTCCGCCTCCGCACGCGCAACCACAACCCCAATTGCCGGGTTTTCGGCGCCGAAAGACGGCGGCTCAAACAGCGGCAATTGCTCCTCGGCGCCGTTGAGCGCCTTCGAGGCCGCGACGATCGCGGCGCCGACCGGAACCTTGCCACCTGTCTCGCTCACGCCAAGCCCTTGGGAATTAAAGGCGATTGTTTATCCCCCGCGCCCGAAGGTGGAGGGAAGCACCCGCACGGTAGCACCGGCGCCGGCTTGGCAAGCCTTCTCATCTCTGCACGAGCTCCCGCAACGTGCACCAAAAACCGACTGATTTGGGCGCGGGAACGTGTGATCAGTCAACTTTTCGTGATACCGCAGAAACCCGCCATTTGTACCCACTTGACAGGCTGTTTCGCTACTCCCCAAATATGCAGGTCAGCGGCCAGGCATCGGGCCGGCCGCGCACCAGGAACCAAACCAATGCTTACAGCCGAAACCGACCACATGAGCGAACGCGAGTTTTCCGCGATGGCCGAATATGTGGAGCTCGCCCGCTCGACGGGCGGCAGCATGACAATCGTCCGTCACCGGCATCAGCTCCCGATTTGCCGACGCCTATAAGGCGGCCGGCATCGCGGCCGGCCTTCTGGTCATTGATTACCGGCCTTGCGAGTTTTGGGCAGTTTATCGCCACGTCGTCAGCGGCCCGATGATGGCCGAGGGTTGGGAACAGCACAGCATCGCGCCCGCGCCGCTCCCGATTGTCGCCTTTTCCAGAATACCACGGGACGAATACGCCCGCCGCGCCCGCGCCATTGGCGCGGACGTGCACAACGCTTGACGCCAGCGCAGCGGCGCCCTTCGGGGCGCCGTCACGGTGGCGCCACGCGACACCCGCGGCCAGGCATCGGGCCGGCCGCGCACCAGGAACCGAACGCATGATGACCGAAACCGCAGCCGCCAAGCGTCAGCGCATGGCCGAGATCATTCGCGCCCTCTTGGCTAAGACCACGGCCGCCGGCGCGACCGAGGCCGAGGCCGCATCGGCCGCCGAGAAGGCCCGCGAGCTCATGGACCGCTATCAGCTCGACTTGGGCACGATCGGCATGGAGGAAGAAGGCACCACGACGGGCGAGGCCGGGCGCCGGAAGCGCGGCCGAATTTGGGTTTCCGACTATCTGGCCGGCGCCGTTGGGCGCTATTGCGACTGCAAGGGATGGCAGTCCACGCGCTACAACGCGGCCGGTTACAAGGACACGGTTCACAAGTTTTTCGGCTTGCGCTCCGATGTCGATTTCGCGGCGTGGCTGCTCGATAGCCTTGTCTCGCAGATTACCCGCTCGCTCACCGAAGCCCTATGGCAAGGCCAGGGGCGCGGTTGGGATTTCGAGAAGGGGTTTCTGCTCGGCGCCATCAACCGCATCAACGCGCGGCTTGACGAGCTCGCCGCGGCCCGTCGCGCCGCCGACAACGCGGCCCGCGCATCCGGTGGCCGCTCGTTGATCGTGCTCAAGGGCGCGATCGTGGAGCGGGATTTTCGGAAGCTCGGCTTGAAACTGCGCTCCCGGAGCTCCAGCGGCATGTCCGCCGGCAGCGCCTCGGGCTATGCCGCCGGCCGCGCCGCCGGTGACCGCGCCAGCTTCGGCCGGCCGGTCGGCGGCGCCGGGCAGCTCCGCATCGGCAAGGGCTGACGCCAGCGCAGCGGCGCCCCTCGGGGCGCCGTCACGGTGACGCCACGCGACACCCGCGGCCAGGCATCGGGCCGGCCGCGCACCAACAGGAACCGAGAACCAATGGAAACCGAAACCCAAACCCGCCGCGACCGTGCCCGCGCCATCGCCCGCGAGCTCAAGGCCATGACCGATGCTGAGCGCGCCGCGCTGGCCGCGCGCGTCGGCGTGGTCACGATCGAAGGGCGCCCCCTCAGCTTTCGGAATACCTGCCTCCTGGCCTTCCAGAATGCCGCCGTGACCGTGGTCGGCGGCTATCGCCAATGGCAGACGGCGGGGCGCCAGGTCCGCAAAGGCGAACACGGGCTGATGATTTGGATTCCGACCACGCGCAAGGCGCCGGCCGCGCCGGAGGGCGCAGAAGGCGAGGATGAAACCCGGTTTTTGGTCGGAACCGTGTTCGACATTGCCCAGACCGATCCGATCACGACGATTGATGACGGCATGGGGGGCACTTACCGGCCAGGCGTCATCCTCACCGCCTGACGCCAGCGCAGCGGCGCCCTTCGGGGCGCCGTCACGGTGGCGCCACGCGACACCCGCGGCCAGGCATCGGGCCGGCCGCGCACCACAGGAACCAAACCAATGAGCGCCTTTTTTGTTGGCCTGCCCCACATCAACGCCATGTTGTCCGTGGCCGAGCTGCTGGCCCGCGGCATGACCCTGCCGGACCCCACCAGAGACCCGCATCCGATCCGCGGCACCTATTACCAGCGCACCTATGCGGCCAAGGACGTGCTCGACCGCATCGGCCTCGCCCTCCAGACTGAAAACGCCTTGAGCCTGGAAGCCCGCTACCCGACCGACTGGCATCAGATGTTGCCCGAGGGCCTGGACCTGACCCGCTTCGATTACCAGCCCGACCATTGGTTTTCGACCTGTGCCACGCCGGCCGACATCTTCAATCTGGTCGGCTGCTACGAGTACCAGGCTTGCGAACACGACGCCTGGGACAAGAGCTACGCGCACGCCTTCTGCGAATGGCTGTTCGCGACCGCGGCGCGGAAGGTCCCCGAGGGCAAGCTGAGGACCTGGAACTATGAAGGTCCGCCCGCCGACGCGCCCCGCGTCTATTCCCTCACGCATCTGATGGGCCGCGGCTTCTGACGCCAGCGCAGCGGCGCCCCTCGGGGCGCCGTCACGGTGGCGCCACGCTACCCGCGGCCAGGCATCGGGCCGGCCGCGCACCAGGAGTGGAACCAATGCAAGCCTATGCACCAAACGGCGCCAAGATCGTCGGGACGATCGACCGCATTACCGCCGTCGCCAACATTGCCGAAGGCACCTGGACGGAGGACGAGCCCGATTGCGATTTCGAGTACACAGGCGACACTGACGTTGATTGGGACAGTCAGGAAACGCTCACCCGCAACGGCCGTCGCCTATTCCTCGATGAGAACGGCGAGGAATGGACCGAGGATCAAATCGAGCTCCGCGACGATGACGACGAAGGTTGAACCAACGGCGCCGGCGCCGCCGCTCGACATCAAGACCGAGCTCACGCCGATCGGCGAGCAATACATCATTCCCGGTTGCGAGAAGGCGCCCGAACGAAAGCCCAAGCAAGGCACGCTTTGGGATTGACGCCAGCGCAGCGGCGCCCCTCGGGGTGCCGTCACGGTGGCGCCACGCGCACCCGCGGCCAGGCATCGGGCCGGCCGTTGACACAACGCACCCGGAAAGTGCATAGCACCCGCCAGGTGCGTTAACAGAGGAACCGAACCTATGAAGGCGATCATCAACGGATTGCGGTACGACACCGAAACGGCAACGCATATCGGCGGCGCCTCCGGTGGCGGTTACAATATGCGCGACTTCCATTATTGGGAGGAGGATCTTTACAAAACGCCGCGGGCCGGTCGCTATTTCCTGGCCGGCAAGGGCGGCCCCCTCACGCGCTACGCCGTGGCCGTGGGCAACAACGGCCACACCGGCGGCGAGCGTATCATTCCGCTCGATGCTGACGAAGCCATGCGGTGGGCTGAGGAGCATCTTGACGCCGATACCATCGCCGAGCACTTCGGCGACGCCGTGCAGGACGCGTGAACCCACCAAGGGCGCGCCCGCTCGGCGCGCCCTTTCCCTCCCCGCGATCCCCGACTATAAGGCGCCCATGTTCCCCCAGCCCGGCCCCGGCCGGCCCCGCCGCGAAGCCTTGATGACGCCGGCCGATTTCCGCCGCCTCGGCGAAGCCTTGTTCGGCAAGGACTGGAAAACCCCGCTGGCGCGCGAGCTCCAGATGCACCCCGACAGCGTGCGCCACTATGCCAGCGGCGAGAACCCGGTTCACGCCGGCATCGACGCCGACCTGGTGAAGATCGTCTTTCGCCGTCGCCAGAGCCTTTCGGCCTGGCATCATTCGCTGTCGCAGCGCCTCCCCCGCGGCGCCGACCCCGACAGCCTGGGCGTTCTCAAGACCAACCAAGGGCGACGGCAGAAGCCGGAAGCGGCCGAATAGGTACAGGTCGTCAAAGCGCCTGCATCAATTCCTTGAACAGCTCCACGTCGATCACGGTGCAGCGGCATTGCACGCCGTTGACCGATAGCTTGTTTTTGGTCTTGTCCTTGATGATGGCCCCGCTCGGCGCGCCGGCGCGGAGCGCCTCCGGCCAGCCCGCGGCGCCGGCCATGCCGGCCCACACCGTGTCCTCGAACAGCTCCATCAACAGCGGCGATTGGTTGGGCACGATCAGCCCCCAGCCCTTGAAGCCGAACCGCTTGTCGCCCTTCTCGATGAGGCCGAGCCCGGCCTGGCCGAGCTGGCCAATGGCGCCGCGAAGGTCAAGGCCATCGCCGCTCTCGGTCACCGGCCGGTCGAGCTCGGCGAGGAGCTGGCCCACCGTGGCCCGGAACCCGCTCCGCCAGGCCGGCACCCGCGCCTGGAGGATGTGAAGGACGCAATTCATCCAGTTGGGATAGGTGTCCGCGACTTCGGAGATCGCCTCCGGCGCCAGCGCCTCGGTCCAAAAGCTGAGGTCGTCGGCCATGGTGATCCCAAAGCCGCTGCCGAGCTCCGGCCCGAGCATGAGATCGGCCATCGCCAGGAGCGTGCCATAGGTGTCTTGGCCGCGGCCGGAATGGCCGCCGGCCCGCAGCGCCGTCCGGTAGGCCTCGAACGTCTCCGGCCAGCGGCGCCACTCGGTCATCAGCCGGGTCAGGAGGAGCCGGCCCACCGGATAGGTGTCGGTCGGGAAGTCCGGGGGCCGCTCGCCCGAGCGCGCCTTGTCGCGCGGCAGGAGCCGGATGCGAGCCACGCGGGAGAGATCCTGCGGCTGCATGGCCGGCGGGTTGATCGCCGAGAACAGGAAGGCGCAACACACCCGGAACTCGGTCGGGGTTTGGTCGGCGCTGCCTCTAAGCCCGAGGCCGCCCGATGACGCCACCCGGGCGAGCTCGATGACCTGGATCGCCTTGTGGCCGTCCGTGGCCGAGGCTTCGAGCTCGTCGATGGCGACGGCGCGGGCGTCGTGCCGCATGAGCTGGTAGATGCCCGGCTTGGTCGTCTCCGCGGTCGAAACCACGGCATCGCCGAGAATGGCCTTGATGAACTCGTGCAAGGTCGATTTGCCGGTCTCGCGGTCGCCGATCAGAAACAGCGCCGAGCGCCAGCGGAGCGCCCCGCCGAGGATGGCGACGCCGAGCCAGCCGAGGAGAAGATACGGGTCAACGGCGGGCCGCTCCCAGGTGAAAGTCTGGAAGTCCTGGATCAGCCGGGTCGCCGGGAAGTCGTCGGGCCGGATGGTCTCGGCCGGCGCCGGGATCGCCGGAAAGCGCGGATAAAGAATCCCGTCATGGAGCCCGCATTCGAGGGTCCTGATGCGGCCGCCCTCGCAGACATAGAGCTCCTCGCCGGCGTGGTAGATCAGCTTCCCCGAATGGGCCGGATGCTCCCAGGCGCCGCGCCCGCGCAGCCGGTCATGGGTCGAGAACAGGCCGGCGCGGCTGCAGGCCAGGAACAGGGCGTCGCGCACCGCATCGTCCTCGAAGCTCTTGACCGGCCCCGGCAAGGGGTTGCCGTCCGGGTCCTTCTCGATCGACCGGCCGCGCCGCGGGAACGCCCATTTCGGCCAGTTGGGCGCCGCCCCGAACAACGCCTGGATGCCGGCATGGGTGAGGTCTTTCGCGGTGACGGTAACGTATTGGCCGGCGCTGTCGATCAAATGATAGGTCTTGCCTTCGATGCCGAGCGGCACCACCGGGCAGGGATCCTCGACCGGAAGCCCGAGGCGGTCGGCGGTCCACCGGCCCGGCTTGGTCGGCGGGTCGCCGCGCTCGAGATCCGGCGCCGGGTCGAACCGCTGCCGGCGCTGGCGGGCCAGCTCGCGGAGCACATCGGACACTTCCCTCGCAGCGCCGCCATCATCCGCCACGGCCTCACCGTCATTTCAAGGTCGTGGCGGGCCGGCCGCGCAATTGATCGTTGATGTCCTTGCCGCCATGGGCTCTCAGCTCGCCGACCAGGCGCCCGGTATTCTCGAGGGCGCGCTTGGCGCGGTCGAACGCCTCGATCGCCGCCGGGCTGACGTCGTTCTGGCGATGGATCACCCAGGCTTCGATGAAGGGCAGCACCGGGGCATTGCCGATATTGGCGATCGAGCCGGCCGCCCAGCAACGGAGCACCGAGACGAGGGCGACGGTCAGGGCATCTTCGATGCCTTCGGTCACGACGACGGTTTCCGGTTCCCCGGCCTCGGTCGCCTGGATCACCGACCGGCCGGCGGCGCCCTTGCTGAGGCGGATAACGGCGCCCTTGAAGTTGGGCCAGATCAGCTTGGGCTTCGGCACGTCGGCCTTCTCGCCGTCCTCGGTCAGGAAGGTGAAATGGACGGCCCGGATGACATCGTGGCCGTCGCGCATCGCCGCGGCCATGGCCGGGAGATGCCGGCCGGGTTTGGTGGTGCGGCCGTCCGGGGCGCGCTCGCGCTCGAGCCAATATTCCTGAGCCGGCAGATAGCGCAGGTCATCCTCGCGGTGCTTGATGGCGGCGAGCGGAAGGCCGCGGCGGGCGAGATAGCGTTCGACGGCGGAGC